ATGAGCGTATCTGGAACTGGAGTTCCAGGTGGTACTAGAGTTGTTGGATTCTTTGGTTATGATGGGACAAGATGGTATATTCAGTTCTCTGCTTCTGTTACTCCGGGTGCTGCTGGAGCAACTTCTTATACATTTAGTTCTCCTGTATCTGCTCTTCCTGGTGAAACTATTTTCTCATTCGTGGGAGATGCAACTCAAAAATCTTCACTTGATTTATCTTCACTTAAAGAGTTGAATAATACGCCAATTGGTGGTAGAGGAACATTCCCGAATGGACCTGATGTTCTTGCAATTAATGTCTATACAACTGGTGGTTCCGCATTTAATGGAACAGTTGCATTAAGATGGGGTGAAGCACAAGCATAAAACTTGACTAGAATATAAAAAGGGATATATAATTTATCAATACTTATCCTCCCACCTTAAAATGGGGGGATTTATTATTATCTAACAATTAGAAATAGTATTATGAGATTTACAGTTTATTCAAAAGAAGGTTGCCCATATTGCAATAAGATCGAACAGGTGCTACAATTGTCGGGATTGGAGCACAAGGTCTATAAACTCGACGAGAATTTTAATCGTGAAGATTTTTATGCTGAGTTTGGCCTTGGATCTACGTTCCCTCAAGTTGTTTTAAATGATGAGACAAGACTTGGTGGATGCACAGAAACCGTAAAATATCTACAGGAAAACAAAATCATCTAATGGAAAATACAATTCACGAAGTTTATGGTGATGTGGAGAAAGCAATTGATTATGCTTTTAAAGGACAATTTGTTTTAAATTTTTATGATTACTTGAAAATTCGTGGAACCAAAAGAGTAGAGGTTGAAGAGTTCATTGGAAGTGCTACTGCAAATGAACTTAGCAATCTTGTAACAGATCTAGATGATTATCTAGAAGGTGGTCAAGACGAAATGCATAAACAACTTCGTGAAGCATACGGTCACATTCCAAAACCGCAAGCAAGGAAGATTAGAAACTACTTGTATAAAATTTTGGAAGACGCATGGAAATACAGTCATGATAGAAGACCAGGAAGGCGAAAGAAAGAAACTAAATAATAAAAGAGAACCGCAGATCAATCGCGGTTTCGAATTGATGTTACGTCAGCATAATAGGAGGGAGAAACCATCGGAACCAAAATCATTTTTAATTCGATTTGGTAAGATGTTGTCTCTCTTCAAGCGAGAGATACATTTTCAATTTGAACTATTTTTAGATATAAAGAAAAAGTAACTCTCGGGGAAAGAACAATGGAAACGCCTTATATTCTCACATTCACCGTATTATTTTCCTTGATGTTTTTAATGATTGGAAGTATAATTGGATGGATATTAAAGCAAAGTCAATTTGAAAAAATTTATGGCATTCCAAACCTTCATCCAGAAATGTATGATGAACATGGCAATGTTGTTCCAGATGAAATTTTAGCAGTGAGATTTGAAAACGATTATGACTACGACGACGAAGACGAAGACTGAAAAACCGATTCCTAAACTTCAACCTAATCCATTTCAACACGAGATTCTAGAACTTGCTTCTAAGCAAAGATCTAACGCTAAGAAAGTAGAAGTTCTTAAAGAATATAGAAATGATGGATTAGTTACTATTCTTATCATGAATTTTGATGAGAGTATTATTAGTGTTCTTCCAGAAGGATCTGTTCCTTATGCAACAGTAGATGGACAGACTTCAATTGGGGGAAATCTTACTGACCTTATTGAAAGTAAGGCAAAAAATGATGGGATGAAATCTAACGGTTACTATGGAACCGAAGAATTTACTAATGAAACTTTGAAGACATCCATTAGAAATGAGTGTCATAATTTTTATATCTATGTAAAAGGTGGTAACGATAGTCTTTCTAGACTCCGTAAAGAAACGATGTTCATTAATATGCTTCAAGGACTTCATCCTCTTGAAGCTGAACTTATGTGTCTTGTGAAGGATAAAAAACTTACAGATAAATATAAGATCACCAAAGAAATTGTATCGGAAGCATATCCCGATATTACTTGGGGTGGTCGTTCATGAGTGCCGTAATTGTGGAGGAAGAGACTAAAGTGGAATGGTCACAAGAAGAAAGGAAATCTCTTCCTCCTAGATATGGTTGCGAATTGTTGATTCAAAATGCAGCAATGATCCAGGCAAAAGATAGTTCTTTGCCTAGCGATGCTTATCTTATTTGGTATAAAATAAACGATAAAGTCTTTATGGATGTATGTCGTTGTAAAAAAAGATCGGACCTTTTTGATCTTTATTATGATAAGTTTGGTCCAGGAGCAATTCAAAAAATTGATTTTGGATATGGTAGAGTAAATCCAAAACTTTGGGGATATAAAGCACCAGAAGGAAAGAAAAAAAGATGATTGGAGCAGGTGGATTTGGTGGAGGAAAAGCGAAAGTAACTCTCTATACTGATGAAGTTAATAATTTAATCAAAAAATATAAAAAGATTAAAAAATATATGAAGTCTCCACTGTATCAAGTAAAAACAATGGATGGAACAGAAGAAGTTGTGTCGGAACTGTTAAAAGAATATGAGGAAAATCCTGAACTTTAATGGGTAAGCATTATTTACTAAACCTTTATGGTTGTTCATTTGTCCTTTTGGATGATGAACGTTGTCTTATAGATTTACTGGAAAATGCAGCAGCAGCAAGTGGCGCAACTGTAGTTCAAACAATCTCAAAAAAGTTTGATCCACAGGGAGTAACTGTCATTTGCTTGCTTTCAGAAAGTCATATTAGTATTCATACTTGGCCAGAAGAAGGTAAGGCAGCAGTAGATGTTTATACCTGTGGAGATTGTAATCCGAAAATTGGTTGTGATATTATTATCCAACAACTTTACGCAACAGATCATAAATTAACCTATATCGAAAGATAGAATAAATATACTATATCTGGAGAGTTTTTATGCTTTCAACGCAATACAGATTGCGCCTTGAGGCAATTTCTGAAAAAATCGCTAAAGGTGAAGAAGTAAGTCTAGAAGATATGATATGGGCAGAAAAACTATCAAAAGTAAATAGATCTGCTGCAACTATTTTGAGGCAAGCAAGACGCCGGGCCGCCAATCCAAATATGCAAGAAGGAAGTCTTGATGACTTTATGAATGCTTTGGATTTAGGTGATCCAGATCCAACAAATCATCGCACAGGTTTTAATGGTGCTGATGATATTATGGATTTCTTCACTGGTGATAAACCAGATGATTGGAGACAGAGAGATTAAATTGTAACAAATATTACAAAAGTGCTTGCATAGATAGATTAGATAGAGGTATAATAATCCTCTAACGTTCATCCTATGACTAAAGTACTTTTGCTTTCAGCATGGGTTCCTTTCCTCTTTGTTTCAGCGCCACAAGCATCTAGCATCCAACAGGTTGCAGTTTCTTGTGACACAGCGATGGAACTAATGGACATCGTTAAGAACGGCGATGTAGTATCACAAAAGATAGAGGACCGATTGTTATTAGAACTCCGAAAGGATTTCATAGTAAAGTGCTAAAACCGAATAGGACGGAAGTAAGCCGACGCGGAACGGATCGTTCATTCGCTATTCGCAAATAGCGAACGCAAACGCCGACTGAAGGAACGCTCTTTAACCTAAAAACTAAGGAGAACCCTAATGTCTAAAGTAGTTTATCGCGGTGTTGAGTATGATACTCAAAAGCGTCTTGAGTATCAACAGCAAATGATGCAACAACCCCAACAATACAATGAAACATATCGTGGTGTTAAATTCGTAAAGGAGGGGCACAAATGAAAAAACTTAACGTACTTCAACTCATTAAAGAGCAGAAGCAAAAAGAGAAACGTCGTCACCAAGCACTCCTCGCAAATGCGGGGGCAGGAAAGTGATTACTACGATTGCTGCCATTACTGGAGCATCAACAGCATTCATTTTTTTAATCTATTTGGAAGTTTTGTTGCTGAATAAGTAAAAGTTTTGAGAGAGGGACTTGACTCCCTCTCTTTTTTTATGTAAAATGGTAGGAGATTATGTACCTGAATGAATACAGAAAAGGTAAAACTCATTGTTCGTAATATGGAACTTCTCGTTCAATCCTTAAAGGAAGAACTTGAAGAACCATCAAAATATGTGTATGAAGAGATTGCTCCATACATGGAGAATGGTGATGACATAGAATATTATTCTGAGGAGGAGGATGATGATGTATGAAGAATTGACTGCCTTTGAAAGAGCCCTTGCTCGTTTGGAGATAAAGTTCAATACATTGTTGGACTAGAAATTTCTGATAAGATGACACCAGAACTTGCTTATCAAGAAATCAAAGAAATGATGAAGGAACTTAAAAAACTTCGCAAAAAAGAAAAAGACACTTGGGAATTAGAATGAAACAATCTGTCAAATTAGTGAGTGTAACTCCAGATGCTGAAAAGCACATTGCATATTGTGCTCGTGTAAGCAATCCTCAAAACCAAGAAAATGATAGTTTTGAGGGTCTAATTAAATATTGTATTAAACATCAACACTGGTCAATTTTTGAGCAAGCATTTCTTACATTAGAAATTGAAACAACTCGTGGTATCGCGGCTCAAATCCTTCGCCACCGTTCTTTTACATATCAAGAATTTTCACAGCGGTATGCTGATACTTCTCTGATTTCTGAGTACATTCCACTTCCAGAATTGCGCCGTCAGGATACTAAGAACCGTCAAAACTCGATTGATGATATTCCCGAATATGAAAAACTGACACTACAGAGTAAGATTCAAGAGCATTTTGCACACTCTATGCAACTCTA